CACAGGAGGCACTACAGGAGGTACGACTGGTGGTACGACTGGTGGTACGACTGGTGGTACGACTGGTGGTACGACTGGTGGTACGACTGGTGGTACTACAGGTGGTGAAACTGGAGGAACCACAGGAGGCACTACAGGAGGTACGACTGGTGGGACAACAGGAGGGACAACTGGAGGTACGACAGGAGGGACCACAGGTGGTACAACAGGTGGTACAACAGGTGGCACTACTGGAGGCACAACAGGTGGAACTACTGGAGGTACTACTGGAGGTACAACGGGTGGAACCACTGGAGGTACCACAGGTGGAGGTGTAGGTGCAATAAATCTTAATACTACGCCTATACCACTGGGGTTACGAAATAATGGTGCCACGATTCTCCTCTATTACCTATTAAGCAAATCTGTTTTGTGATGCTAAAACTGTATATGTTGCAGATGCAGTCTTTATAATTGTATAAACATACGCATCTACTGAGTTAGCATTTCCTGCTGAAGGTGCTGTTCCACCTAACCACTTAGGGGTTACGGCTGATCCATCAATTTGAAATGCTGTTGGGTAGTATGGTGTAGCACCATTTGTGTTAAGAACTACAACAGAAATTTGTTCTCCTGGGGCCATGATTGAGTCAAGAGTTGTTGATACATTTCCACGAACATTTGTTGTCCAGTTGGCTGTAGCATTAGCATTGATAAATTCAACAGATGCAGTAACTATATCAACATTGACAGTAGTTGCTGCTCCAGTTCCAACAATTTCAACTGTTTCTTTTGGAGATGTAAGTGTTGGTCTGCTTGATAAAGATATTGTTGGGATTGGGCCAGATCCATTTGTTACGGTAATTCCAGGACCAGCATTAATAGCAGTCAAGTCTCCACCAGCATTTGAGATTGTTACCCATAAAGTGCCATTGTAGAAGGTCAAAGCGTCTGTATCAGCAAGGTAGGCAAACATTCCTTCTTGCACAACACCTGCACCCAAAGCAGTGTTTCTTGCTGTTTCAGTAGCGAAGTACATAATTGTTTGATTTTGTAGGTTGTACTGGACCTGTGCTGCAGTTAGAACCTGACCTGTGTTAAAGGTTAGATATCCTGCGTTTGGCTCGCCTGTTGGCATCGTTCTTCTCCTTAGTATGATAGTGCATTATTGTTGGGTATTGGTTCTGTTAACCCTAGTATACCCTGATTTTCAGAATCAAGTATGAAACCCTGAATAATTGGCTCTGCTGTAAGCAGTTTAGTCATCCAGGTTGTTGGTGTAACATCGTGCTGAACTCCTTGAACAAACAACTCACGAAGAACCGTAGATCCACCAGGCATTGTTTTTTCAATATTAACCAATGTATAGATATCTGCTCTTAGTCCAGCAACATTTCTAGAAGTTTGATCAGTATCAGAAAGGTTCAAACTCATAGAATCAATTCTAAGTTCTGCATTCTTACGAGAAGCAAGCAGTGTTCTTGCTTGGTCATTTGACTCTACATCTGTTTGAACCAAGATATCGCTTCTTTGACCTGATTTTCTAAAATATCTAAGAATACTTGCCTCGCTCTGCTCTCTTTGAGGAGTACCACCAATTCTTGTGACTGTCACATCATTAAGAATAAGTTGGTCGTCATAGGCAAAATCTAGATCTGAATAGGTAATTGTATCTGGAGCACCAGTATCAGAATATGTTCTTGCTGGAGCATCTGCTAACTTAGTAATGTCTGTACGAGACAAGAACTTTGCTCCACCAACTGGTGACATGTAAAAAGCACCAAACTCAGATTGCTCAACTGTCTGGATTGCTTGTAAGATATTTCTTTGTCCACCTGGATCTGCCTGCATTGTGGAATCTCCTGGCTCAATCTGTCTCATAGAGTCTGGGAAACCAGCAAAATCAAGAAGGTCTTCAACTCTAACACCAGATAATTGTCCTGCAACTGCTCCTGGTATTGGAGAAGTTCCAGTAGAGACATTGTTCAAAAGACGGAACCCATCAGCACATCTTAATGTTACGCTTGCTGTTTCATTACTTCCAACATAAAACTGAGTGTCGTAATCAGTAATATATCCTGAGAATATGTAGAATCTATAATCAACTCCAGCCAATTCAATATCAGCCCAAATCTGTATTTTACGCAATGGAACTAATTTACCATAATACGGAGAATCTTCATTAAATGGGTTAAACCAAGAATTAGGGTCAAATAGTGTTACCGTTGCAGTTCCAACCTCAAAGTTAGAAAGGATACGAAGACGACCTCTACGAGTAGAGCATTTGTACACCATATCTGTAATATCAACAATATCTGATGGAGCATCTGCAAGGATACCTACATCTAATGGTGTTAAGATATCGTTCAATATTAATGGATTACCAAATGCTGGACCATCTTGAAAGTTGATGGATACGCCTAGTCTAGGTTTTGACATTCTATATCGCCTGCAATGTCAATCCCTGGCCATTTTGCTGAGCAGTAAGCAGTCCAGTTCTAATTGTTTGAACTAAATCTTGTTCAGTTGTTACAGAGCCATTAACTGTTACATTGATAGTCTGATTTCCACCAGAGTTGAATCCACTACCTACCATGCTCTTAGCGTTGTCCAGTGTTGGAGATTTAAGATTCATACCCGCAAATCTAAATCTTTCATCATATTCTGTTGCAACGGCAGAATCAAACGATGACATTGAGGCAGCGTCAGCCATACGGAATGAACCAGAATTGAAGGTAGAAACAGTTGCTGCTGCAGCCTGTGCTGAAGCAATTTGTCCAGCCCTCTTGGTCTGCTCATCAACTATTGTTGCTGCAGCCTGAGTTCCATTCTTAAGATTATCAGTAAGTTCATCAATCTGCTCTTTTATCCTAAACCCTGCAATAGTTCCTGCAGGAGCATCTTTCTTTAATTCTTTAAGAGCGTCTATCTGCTTTTGAATTTCTGAAGATGCTGCAGAATCTGTCTTGGATGTACCGTCTGTCTTTGGAGGAACAACTACTACTGGAGGAACAACTGTAGTCTTACCAGGACCAAATCCTCCTGCTGCTGCTTCTCTTTGCTTTCTTAGGAACTCTTCTAATGCTGCAGTTGCATTTTTCCATGCAAGTTCTGCTGCTTGTGCAGTAGTAAGCATAGATCCGTTGTATGCAACTGGTGCACCAACTTCCTTGATGTATGCAACAACCTGGTCAGTGCTTAACTTCCACTTATCCTTAAGTTTAACAATTTCTTTATCTTCTAGTGTTCCATCGCTAACTACGCCAACAAAGTCAGCATACTGACGAACTTGCTCTTCAGTTAACTTCCACTTGGACATTAACTTCTGAATTTCATCATCTCTTAGTACAGTGTCGCTTAATGCTACTGTAAAGTCAAGATACTTTTCTGCTTGTTCCTTTGTGCTGCCCCAAGACTTAGCAAGATCTTCAACTTCCTTGTCTGAAATTACTCCGTCTGAAACTGCCTGGAACTCAATTAAGTAGGCTCTTACTGCTTCTACTGGAAGTTTCCAACCAAGAGCAAGTGCTTTAACTTCATCATCAGTTATCTTCTGATCTCCAAGAACTTGAAGAATATCAATATATCTTTCAGACAATGTATTTCTTACTTCTTGTAGGAAAATATTTTCTTTTAATTTCTTAAGTTTGTCTAATTCTAACTGATTATCCTTTTGCTTAATCAGTAATAGTTCTGCTGCTCTAAGGTTAATTGCTTCATATTCTGCTGCTTCAAGGCTGCTTACAGGAGTGATTCCCTTGCCAATCTTAGGCTTTCCAGTACCTGGAATTGCACTCAACTTCTTAAGTCTTGCTAAAACTGCATTTCTCTTTGCCTCTGCTGCATCTCTTCTTGCTTGTTCTTTAGCATTTCTGGCTTCCATCTGAGCAAACAACTCTTGTTGCTTTCTTTCCTCATCAGTCATGGAGGCTTTTTCTTCTTGATTCCTCTTATACTTTTCGTGAGCAGCATCCATTGAGTTGGCGTAATTTGAATTAGCCATCATTGCTCTATCTGCTGCCTTAGCAGTATCGCTCATAACAACCTTTTGTTTTTCAAAGTTGTTAATAATCTTCTTACCAATTACATAAACTGCTGTCATAGCAGCAAACAATAAAAGCAATGGCTTTGGAAGTATTAGTCTTATCGCTGCAGCAATTGCTTTAAGACCCTTAACCATTATTGGGTAAATCTTTGAACCAGCCATCATCTTAGTATGCAACAGTGTTAGGGCAGCAGCGTTTGCTGTATATCCTGTAGCATTGAGTGTAAGTTGTGCTGCAAGGTTTCTAGTAGCAACAGTAGAAGACTGTGTTTTTGCATCTGCAATTGTCTGCAGTGCTATGTAAATACCAAGTGCTGTGGTTAATACACCATAAACAATTGTAAGACCCTTAATAACTGCTGCAATCTGAATCCATCCAGCAATACCTACTGGAAGGATATTGTTTACCTTATTAATAAAGTTAAAGATATTTCCAAATGCCCTGGCAATTTCCTGAATATTCTTAGTAGTGGTTGCTAAAGCGTTTGTTAACTTATACTTGTTCATGTCAAGGAATGCTTGAAGATTTGGTAGAACCTTGTTTTCAATGTAGAAAACCATTCTTGAAAGTTCAGGCATAAAGGCTAAGCCAATAGAGTCCTTTATTTGGTTAAACGCTAATCCTAGTTTTGTTACTTGACCAGAGAAAGTTGCTGCTGATGCTGCAGCCTGACCCTTAGATACCTTGGAAAGGTCTAATAATAGTTTAGAAAGATTCTTTGACTTTACTGCATTTGCATCAAGAGGTATTCCAAGTCTTGTTAAAGCAGTCATATTTCCGTTTACTGCTCTTGAAAGTGCTGTTGAAACGGCACCTAAATCTTTTCCGCTTGCTGCAGAAACATCTGTGGCTAAACTTAAGAGAGCCTGACCTTGTGCTAAATCTCCAGTTGCTGTAACTAACTGCTGAAGAGCAGGAATTAACTTCTCATTATCAATTGCAACTTGTAGTTCAAGTGAGTCTAAATACTTTGCGTTAGCAGCAATGGCTGCATCTGTAGCACCTGTAGTGTTGCGTAAAGCAACTGCTAGGGCTGCTTGTTGTTTTTCATCTGCTGCTGCACCCTTGACTGCATCAATTGCAAGTTTAGCAGCATAGGCAGCAGTGGCTGCGCCAACTAATGCAAAAGACTTGGTTGCTTTAGCACCAAATGCGTCAATTCTTTTACCAAGTTTGGCAATGTCCTTTTGGGCTGCCTTAGATCCTTTATCAGAGTATTGGGAGAGAATCCGTGCTATTACTGCACCAGTAGCCATTTTATACACTCTCCTTTGATAAATTTTGTTGTAACTTCTTCTTTACTACTTCAAAAGCATCATACACATTCTTAACAATTCTGTCTCTGTTTTTGTCTACTGACTTCCAGATAAGACGAGATGCTTGTGATTCTTTTTTCTCAAGGTTGCTGATAAATGTACCATTTCCCTTGCCTTTTCTACCTGACAATTCATAAATTACACCTGCTGCTGATCTGTTCTTTAACGCTCCCGCAGAAGTTGTGTAGTCTTGTCTTACTTTACCTTCAGCCTTTGTAGATGTTATTCCAGCCTTTATAATACTTTGATCCCATGCAGGCCAACCAGCACCACCACGAGTGCGTGGCTTTAAAGGAGGCTGTGTATTCCACCCACTAAGCGGCGGAGTACCAGCGACAAATCCTTGAGCATCTTTCTTAGCATTTTTCAGTTCAGAATTGATTACCTTAGTGAATTCTTTAACTGCTTGCTTATCAAAAGACTCTAATGCTTTGAGTGTTTCTTTAACACCAGTTAACACCATTGCATTTTCGCTCATTTACGCATCCTTATTTTTTTGCTTTAGATAAATAACAATTGCTTCAAGAACTCCGTCAGGAGCATCTATCAAATCAATTGGTGATAGGCCTGTTTCCACAGAAATCATTGCTACCGTATAGGTTAGGCTGTCTCTGTGGATTCTAAATTTGGGTCTACAACTAACTCAACACTGTCTAATGTGTCAAGAAAGCCCTCGCCCCAAGGTTTAATAACTTTTCCACTGTCCTTCAAAGCACTCCATGCCAAGAAGTAGATGTGTTCTAGTTTCTGATCTTCGCCAAGGAGTTTTGCAAATCCCTTGCCAAATTTTTGTTCAAAAGCAACGATTGTTCGTGGTCGTAGTGAGAGAACTCCTTCAAACCCGTCGTTAGTCTTTATCTTTAACTGTAGTCCGTCCATTTATTTTGCCCCTTTTCTAAGGTGTGATTGATTTATTTATTGGGCCTGATATAGGCCAGGTTACACTTGCAGTCGCTAACTCACCAGCAGCACCATTTAGTGGTTGCCATTCTGAGATTAACGCATTAAATGTATATTTTGGATTGCTTGCACTAACAGTTGCATTGACTGGACGGACCTCAATTTGTATCGCTGTACCAACTTTTGAGTTAGCAAGTGATGTTCCATTGATAATTTCTTCAAGTCCGTTATCAGCATAGTTCTGATGAAATTCAAAACTTACTGAATTTTGTCCCAGTCCTGCAATTACTGTTTTATACACATCGTTCATTTGTGTAGTCTCAATAAGGTCGTGTGTCGTTGCAAGTGAGATTGATGCGACATAATCGCTTATATCAAAAGTATCAGCAAGCAATACATACGCATTAGTTAAGACTATTTTAGCCATTTATTATGCAGTCGCCTTTGCAATTGCACCTGATACTGGCCAGGTTACTGATGCAGTGGCTAGTTCGCCTACAGCACCGTTAAGTGGTGTCCACTCTGTTACTAGAGCAGATACTGTGTATGCTGGGTTATCCGCAGCAGTAGCAGCATCTTGTGGCTTTACTACAACTGTAGTAAGTGTTCCAAGTAGTGGGTAGATTGTTGCTTCTACTTCTGATGCAGCAAAGTCCTGGTGGAATTCAAGAGTGATTGCGTTATCAGCCAATCCTGCAATTCGTGTTCGTGCTGCTGCTGGAACATTTCCTCCAGCAAACGCTGTTGTCTCAACTGCGTCGTATGTGCTTGAAAGTGAAACTGATGAGATATGATCTGAAAGATCTACTCCACCAATTGTTACTTCAACATTGGTTAATACTATTCTAGCCATTGTTATTTATCTCCTTGTTCATTATCTAGATTAAAAACAGGTGTGCTAAATACCTGTGGTACTTCCTTTACTTCTGGTTCTTCTTTTACTGCTTGTACTGCTTTTGGTGTCTGCCCTGCTTTTTTGATGTGCTCAGATGCGATAAGAAATTCAACATTTCCACCTGCACTAAGTATATCACTTTCGGTAAGTTTTTCACCATTAATCTTACCGTAAACTTTCTTACTTGAGGTAACTATATATTCCATTGTTTCTCCTTAGCCCCAAATTGTGAGGTTGTAACGGTAAGACAAGAATGACGCATCTCCAGAAGTATAAGTACCACTTTCAGCACTTATAACTCTAAGTGTGTTTACAAGTCCACCTAGTGTTCTATCTGACTCAAGAGCAGTTTTAATTGATCCCTTGCCACTTCCTGCTAGGAAGAAGTCAAGTTTATCTTGTCCTGTTCTTTCTGATAGTCTTTGAACAATCACAAAAACATCAACAGAAGCCTGATCTAGGCCTCTTTGATTGTCAATGTCAAATGTGAAATCTAATTGCCCTACTACGGCACAAGGTGGGACTACTACATCAGGTATATTATCATATACTCTTAGTCTTGGTATCGTTTGTAGGTTAACTTTTAGCGCATCCCTAACGCCTTGGATATCTGTCATTGCCATTTTAGAATGCCAATCCAAAGTTTCTGCGGAATGTCTTTAGAAGCATCTCAACATCTGGATCTAGTCGTGAGTTCAAACGAACTGTTCCTAGTTCTACAGATCCTGCAATACCAAACGGAGATTGCTTTCTAACAAATAATCTTGATGCCTGAATCTTACAGGCTAATTCTACTTCGTAAGGAATTTCTTTCCAGCCCCAAACTCCAGTTACCTTAACTGTCTGTGGAAAGAAGTAAGGAAATACATATGTCTGAATTGCTAATAGTCTAGTTACTGGCTTACCTGTTTCTGGATTATTAACTGGCTCATACATAACATCTGTGTCTAAGTTCCAAACTTGTGTAAATGGACCAGACTGATTTGCTCTTGATCTAATTTCTGTTGGTTCAATAAGGTCATCTATCTCTAGATACCATGGACTTACAGGTGTATAGTACTTGCTTACTGGTGCTTCCAATGTACCTTCTTGGTAAAAGGATCTTTGGCAATAGTCATCAATCATGCGACTTGCAGTTAAGATTGCTGCTTGAATAGCAGTATCGTCATTGCTGTCATCAATCTGTAGCCCATTTCTTACATCTGCCAAAGTTGTATAGACATTATTTGGCTGTGAACTTTGTGCAAGCGTAGGTCTGCTCATTTATTCCTCTTTTCCAATTTAGGCAACATAGCCTTCTCCGTCTTAGGAGTAGCACTTGCTGTCTCTTTCTTAATTCTAAGAATCTTTTTAATTTTATTCATAACTTCCTTTTTTTAAATGAAGGACGGACCCGTAAACGGGGCAGTCTGTAGGTCCGTCCTCCACCTTAGATTACTCTAAGTATTACATAGACCTAACTATGTAAATTAGAATGTAGGTGTTACAAGACCAGTTCCTGAGATCTTTGAGAATGCTGCAGGGTAACGGCCAGCAGTTGCTGCTGCGTATCCGTATACGACTGACTTGATTGTCAATGATCCAGCACCTGTTGCATCAAAGTTCAATGCAAATGGTGATCCAGCCTGCTCCCAAAGATGGAATTCTGGTGCAGTTACGCAATAGATTTCATCTTCGTTAGTGCCAGCACCTGCTGTTGTTGTAACATTCGCATCTGCAACGATTGGTAGACCCATCAATGAGTAACCTGAGTTACCGTAGAATGCCTGGCCTGCACCTGTTGCGAATGAGTTCATTGGTCCGTTTAGTGTTGGAACAACTAGTGGACGACCTGCTGTGTCAACTGCTGCAAGCAAGAATGCTAGACGGCGTGGGTGCATGATCCAGTGTGTAGGATTCATGAATGCGCCAGTCTGTACCTTCTGGTATGCATCTGCCAACTTAGGGTATAGTTCAGCAACTGTTGGTGATGCATCTGTGTATGTTACAGATCCAATTCCTACAGTGTTTGAAAGACCTAGAATTGCACCTGAGTTACCGTCACCGTTAAGGATCTGTGAGTCAAGTGTTGTGTGCCATCCACGGATCAAGTCCTGGATGATGAATGAGTCAATACCTGTACCACGCTCAATCGCCTGCTTTGAGATATCCTGCTGTCCTGCAATTGTACGAACATTTACAGTAAGTAGTGTATCATCAGCATTTGTCTCTGAGATAGCATCATTTTCAGCAGCCTGAACTGCAGTTGATGTACCAGTTGTCATGCGTGAGATATTTAGTGTCATACCTGCTGGAGGCAAGATCATCTTGTTTGTTGCGAAGTCTGCTGTTGGGCGACCTGCACGAGCAAGAGGTGCTGCTAGATCAACAAGGTACTGTGGAATTACGAGACCAGCAAAGTTGCCAGTTCCTACATCACGACGCTCAATCTCTTCTTCACGAGTGTGACGAGCAAGACGCTCTTGTGCTGCATAGTCATTGCTGAACTTTGCTGCAAATGCATCCTTAACGAATGATGTTTCTGATTGAGGTGAGTATGTACGAGCCTCAGAAGTTACCTTTGTTCCGCCAACCTTTGGCATTGCAACTTCAGCAACTGCTGATCGTGCTTCTGTAGCCTTAACATCTGCTGCTGCCTGAGCAGTCAACTTTTCAATCTTTGAATCTAGTGAGCGTGACTCTTCAACAAGGCTATCAACCTTTGCTGATTCATCTTCTGTAAGGTCTGTACGGTTCTCTGCAGCAACTGCCTCAAGAACTGCGTCCAACTCTACCTTAACTGCATCACGGCGTTCAATTACTTTGTCCAAATAAGACATTTATTGTTCTCCTTTGTGAGTTTGTTTAGTGTGAGGTGGTGGTTATGGATTTCACGACGCTTACGGGTGTGAGCCTAACTCCGACTTCTACCTATCTTGTTAGATAGGAATATTATTTTACTGTGTTTCTCTTTGCTTGTGCTAAGCGTAGAGACATTGATCTTGGCATATTATCTGGCAAGAAATTTAGAACTGATGGATGATCTCCAACAATCTTTCCACCTTGTCCAGGAACATCTACTACATCTATAACGCTTGTAGCAAGTTCTTGCTGTTCAACATCTTCCAATGGAGACTGAGACTCTTCGTCTTCTTCTTCTCCTTCTACGCCATTGTTACCAAGTAGTGTACCCATAACTTCTACAGCCTTCATGATATATTCATGACCTTCTGCTAAGTCTCCAAATACACTCTCTAATACTAGTAGTGAATCACCACTTACTTCTCTGCCCTCTTTTATTTGCAAGATGGCTCTCTTAATGGCTTCTCTTGCTTCTACAGAAGTTGCTGGGTAAGCAGGATATGTGACGATTGATACATCACCATCAGCAAGGCTTACTTCTGTAAGGGTTCTTTCTGTACGGTCTTTGCTCCAGTTTTGACGAATTACTCTGAATGCAAAAGACATTTGGTCAACATCTCCACGCTCAACAAGAGTATAGAGGTCTCTTGCTTCCTGTGTATTTGCTAGTTCTGCTTCAAAGTATAGTCCTGTTTCATTTTCGTACAATCTCATTGTACCGTTTTTGGTTCTGGCCATAGGCAATCCTTCGTGGTTAGCCAATAGACGAACATCTGGTGTCTCTTGTAGTGTCTTTGTGAATGCACCTGGTGCGATTCTTTCAATAAATGGAAGAGGTAAAGATGCTTCGTTAAATACTGCAGCATAACCAGCCATACGCATAGTACCGTCTTCTGCCTGTCTTGCCTCTATGTCTCTGACCGTAAAGGTACGGCGTTCAGTCTTTTTCATCTTGCTCCTTGCTTTATTATTTGTTGAGTTAATTTCTTCCATTATTCCTTTACCTCATCACTGTATGCAGCCTTTGGATCCGTTGGATCAACCAAAGATACTTGCTGTAGTTGTGCTGAAGGAAGTCCTGTGTGATTTAGTTCTGTCATTTCTAGCATCTTAGCCACATCATCTGGGTTGTATCCAACCTGTACCAGGATAGAAGCAATCTCAGCCTTCATCTTATCTCCAACAAGTGGTGCTTGATTAGCATCAATGTTCTGGAGAGGAAGTCTGTATTGATCTCCTGACTCTCCAAGTGATGATAAGTCTTCATAGTTGCGTACATCGTTTAGTGACAAGAAGCCTTCTCTTAGTCCCTTTGTGTATGCATCAAAACGCTCAATTGTAGTACCACGCAAAAGTGCATCAAGGTTAAAGCGAATAAATCCATCTGACTCAGGAAGTAGCGGAGATAGTGCTTGCTCCAAACGCTCTAGCAATGGACGCAGTGAGTGTTGTACAAATGAAAGGTTCTGTGCTTCTACAGATGAGTAAGACATTGAACCTGCTACTGGGTGTCCAAGCAGTGTCAGTGGGACACGGAAAATTCTTGCAATGTCTTCCACATTAAATTTTCTTACTTCAATGAGTTGTGCGTCTGCAGCGTTTAGTGATAGTGGCTTAAATGCTGCACCACCAGAAAGAATTCCAACTTTACCTGCCATGTAAGGACCTGAGTGTGATTCTTGCCAGTTACTTGCAATGTCTCTTGCTTGCTCTGCGTTTAGTTCTCCTGCAACTTCAATAACACCAGCAGGATTTGATGCGTTACCAAAATATGATGCAGCATAAGTATCAGATGCTTGTGCAATACCAACAGACATACGGCAAGCACCAATTGGGCTTAATCCGTAGTGTGATCCTGGTAATCTAAATAGTGGAATGTGTAGAAGTTCGTTACTTGTTAAAATCTTATCATAAAGAGCATTGTCTATATCTTTAACTCTGTAGACAAGTGGCTCTCCTGGAATAGGTCTTTCAATTCTTACTTCATTTGGATTAAGAACATAAAGTTCTGTTACTTCGTTATTTTCGTCTCTGACTGTTAAAATAAATGCATTTCCATGTAGGTGTAGAGAAGTAATTACTTGCTCAATAAATTCTAGCCTTGTTGATTCTGGATTTGGCTTATTAACCCACTCTGGAGTATAGCCATAAACTGATGCATAAGATAAGCGATTGCGACCTCTGCGTACATAAGCACCCATTGGCAATGAAGAAATAGTATCTCCAAGTAGTCTTACGCAAGAATAAACGGTAGATGTGCGAATAGCAGACTCTGTGTCTACATATGTTCCTGTATTAGCAACACCAAATAATGGACGAGGTGGAATCAGTGGTAGTATATATTGACTGTTCATATCTCTGGCTTCACCAGATGTTTTTAGTCTTTTAGATAGACTCATATTTGATTACCCTTTTCCCTTAGTTAATTTTACCATGTACTTATACCTACTCGCTTCCAGGTGTTTGTTGCAGTGCAAATGTAGATATAGTCTGCATCCCATGCGATTTCTCCAACTGTGCCTGTAGCAGATGCTGATGCTGGAGTCTTTGTAAGTAGTTCTAATTGACCGTTGATCTTAACTCTTCCAGCAGTACCACCAGTGTTATCAAAGGCACCAAATATCAGAGGAGTTGTAGTGCTTGTGTTAGAGATATAGAGTCTGTCAGAGTTTGTCTCATTAAGACCTGCTTGATATCCAAGGAACACACTGCGATTAAGTACGGCACCAGTAGGAGATCTTCCTGCTTGATAGCCAACCATGGTGTTGTTTTCACCATTAAAACTTAACTGATATGCTCCTCTACCAACTAGAGTATTTCTGCTGGCATTTACAATTGTTGAAACTGGTATAGTAAAGCCTGTTCCAGGACCAAGAATTCCACTTGCATCGTTTAAAACATCTCCAACAATATATCCTGAACCAGGAACTGTAAGAGTTACAGAAGTAATAGTTCCACCAGATACTACTATGGTAAAACGAGCAGATTGACCAACAAATGCTCTTGTAGGAAATAGAGCAACATCTGTATATGTTCCATCAGTATAGCCTGATCCACCAGTGATTGCGCCAACTGTTACAATTCCTGTTCCAGTAAACTGTGCAGCACCAAATCCTAAGTAAGTATTATCTGTTGATGAACCGTTTCCTTGCCCTGCTGCATTACCAAAGAAAACATTTGCAGTTCCTGTCACATTACCTGCTCCTACTGCTCCACCAATATAGTTACCAGATCCTGTTGTATTTGCAAAGACTGCGTTTGATCCAATAGCCAAAAGACCACTTGCAGTAGTTGTGTTATTTGCTACATTTGCTCCAATAATAGTATTATTAATACCAGTGGTAGCAAGTCCTAGTGAGCTATATCCAATTACTGTATTGTCAGTTCCACTAGTAATATCTCTACCAGAAAAATTACCAATAGCAACATTGCGTGTTCCAGTTGTATTGTCTTGTAATGCTGCTGCGCCAATTGCAATTAGGTTGCTTGATGTTGTGTTAAAATCAAGTGCACCAGAGCCAATAGAAATATTATTGCTACCAGTTGTATTGTTAGCCAAAGCAGCCTGACCAATTCCAATGTTGTCGCTTCCAGTAGTGTTCTGTAAAGCAAATGCACCAATGGCTGTATTGCTATTTGATGTTGTAGTTGCAGCAAGAGCACTAGTACCAATGGCTGTATTACGATTACCAGTAGTATTATTTCTTAAAGCAGCAATTCCAAGAGCAGTATTATGATCACCATCTATGTTGTCTTCAAGTGCCTCGTTTCCAAAGGCAACATTTTGAGTACCAACTGTGTTGTATCTAAGAGCACCTGATCCAATTGCTACATTGGGACCTGCTGCAGTGCTTGTAGTTAGAGCAAAGTTACCTATGGCAACATTATCACCTTGAGTAGTGTTTGACTGTAAAGCCTGGAATCCCAAAGCAACATTTCCGTTAGCAGTTGTGCCAGAGTATGCTGCTTGATACCCAATTGCAACATTTGCATCACCATTGTTACTAAATAAAGACTGCCAACCTATAGCAACATTGTTGCCTCCTGTTGTATTAGATTTTAGTGATTGTCCACCAACAGCAGTGTTAAAGGTAGAAGTTGTATTTGCATCTAATGCAGCACCACCAATTGCAGTATTGTTACTACCTGTTGTATTATTTTGAAGTGCTGATGTACCAATAGCAACATTTCCATTACCAGTAGTATTATCCATCAAAGTAAATGGTCCAATAGCAGTATTATCGTTACCTGATGTACCAAATCTCATAGAATCAGGACCAATGGCTATATTATTATTTCCATCTGTAAGTTCTTGTAGTACACGAGATCCAATAGCAAAGTTTTGCTGACCAGTAAGGTTAGACTCAAGAGTCTCTGCATTACCAATGGCAATGTTTCCAAACAATGTTCTTGTAAGACCTACACCAATACGAACTGGTGATGATGATCCACCTTCAATAGTTAATGCTGATTGAATTGATGGAATACCGTCATTCATTACAAATGTTTCACCAGTACCTGTTTGTGCATTGATACTTGATGTACCTGAGACTGATCTTATTGGTCCCGCAGTTAAATCAGAACCACCAGGACCTGTAGCACCAGTAGCACCCGTTGCACCAGTTGTACCTACACCTGTAGGACCTGTAGCACCAGTAACTCCTGTAGGGCCTTCTGGTCCAGTTGGACCTGTTGCCCCAGTAACTCCAGCACCAGTGGCACCTGTAGGACCAGTGTCACCAGTCACACCTTGAGGTCCAGTAGCACCAGTATCACCAGTTGCTCCAATTGGCCCAGTTGCTCCTGTGTCACCAGTAACTCCTTGAGGACCTGTAGGGCCAACATCACCAGTTACACCTTGAGGGCCTGTTGAGCCTGTGGCTCCAACGGGACCAGTAGAACCAGTTGCACCAGTATCTCCAGTAACTCCTTGAACTCCAGTAGGTCCAGTTTCTCCTGTAGCACCTGTTGATCCAGTGTCTCCAGTTACTCCTGTTACTCCTTGTGGGCCAGTAGGACCTGTTGGTCCAACATTACCTGTAACGCCTTGAGGACCAGTTGGTCCAGTATCGCCAGTAACCCCTTGAGGACCTGTTGGTCCAGTAGAGCCTGTATCTCCAGTAACTCCAGTAGGACCTGTATCTCCTGTAACTCCTTGAGGACCAGTTGAGCCTGTGGCTCCAATAGGGCCAGTGGCTCCTGTGTCTCCTGTTGCTCCTGTACTTCCAGCAGGACCTGTAGCACCAGTGGCCCCAACGGGACCAGTGCTTCCAGTTGATCCTGTAGGACCAGTTGCGCCAGTTACACCAGCAGGTCCTGTCGCTCCTGTAACACCAGTTGGTCCAACGGGACCTTCAGGTGCTTGTAGTGATGTGATCACATAAGAGTAATGAGTTGAACCTTCAGTAAAGAAGTTAACTGTACGAGCAACGCCATCAGCATTACGAGCATAAACTTCAATAATCATACGGTCAGTTTCATCAACTGCTGAACTTGGTAATACAATCTCACATTGAACTAACACTGGATTTGCATCATCAAAAGAAATTGCTGTTTCGTCAGTATCGCCAATAGTTGCAAGTACTGTTCCTGTGCTATCTGCTAACTTTAAACGAGCAAACGCATAAACATCAGATCCATTTGTTGGCTTTGTAAAGAATAAATAGAATCTTTGAGCACCTGCTGGAATAAGTGTGAATCCAAATGGCTCAGAGATATATTGTTCCATTAACTCTGTTGCTCCACCTGCTACTGAATTTGTAACATTTGATTGTGCTGCACCTGTTGGATCTGTTCCTAATTGTTTGAATCCCGTCAATTCTGTGACAGAGTTATTAAAATAGTAATAGCGACCTGTTGAATATCCTTGAGGACCTGTCGCTCCTGTAGCCCCTGTAGGGCCTGTGGCCCCAGTTACACCAATTGGACCTGTAGAGCCAGTGGCTCCTGTTGGTCCTGTATCTCCAGTAACGCCAATAGGACCTGTAGAACCTGTTGCTCCAACGGATCCTGTGCTTCCTGTAGGTCCTACATCACCTGTAACACCTGCTGGTCCTGTATCACCAGTAACTCCTTGTGGTCCCGTAAATCCTGTAGCACCAACTGCACCAGATGGACCAGTAGAACCAACTGGACCTGTTGATCCTGCTGGACCAGTGCTTCCTGTTGGACCAATATCTCCAGTTACACCTGCATCACCTTGTGGTCCAGTTGAACCTGACGGTCCTGTAACTCCAGTTGCTCCTGCAACCCCTGAAGGTCCTGTGGCACCTGTGGTGCCTACACCTGTAGGACCAGTTTGCCCTTGTGGTCCTGTTAATCCTTGAATTCCTGTTGCTCCAGTTGCACCTACAGAGCCAGAGGCTCCTGATGGACCTGTTGAGCCAGACACACCTGTGGGTCCTACATCGCCTGTTGCTCCTGCAGGGCCTTGTGGCCCAGTTGCACCTGCGGGACCTGTTGAGCCTGCAGGACCTGACGGTCCAGTTGCTCCAGTTGTTCCTATACCTGCTGGGCCAGTCGCACCCGTTGAACCTGCTGGGCCTGTGGCACCAGTAGCACCAGTTGGGCCACCTGCTGGTCCTGCTGGACCTGTAGGGCCAGTTGCTCCTGTAACACCGTTGGTGCCTGGAGGCCCTTGTGGGCCAGGTGAAGTAACTATGATGTTATTCGCTGCTGGTGGCATGTATTTGTAACCCTTCGTGTATTGATTAAATTATAAAACTATTATTGCATAATATTCAGAATTGCTTCTGACTTAGCACACTCTACGATTTCAGTCTTTAGCAAGTTAGTTACTTGATCAAACTGTTGTAGAACTGCAAGACGAGCAAGTCTATCCATTGGACATTGACGGGCTGCTTCTTGTGCCTCAATGTTCTTAAGGTGAATCAAGTCTGCATCCCAATTACCGTCAAGTGTTGCAAGCAACGCCTCATAAACAGTAATGTTTGCCTTATAAGAGTCTACCTCTAATTGGCGAATCTGTTTTGCTGTTAGTTCTGTCATTTTATTACTCCTTTGTTATCCAAATACCACATCATTTATTGTACCACTAGGAAGAGTGCTTGGGCTAGTATATCTAGTTCCAAAACCTACTCCACTAGTCCAAGGGTAAGCAGATACGAATGGTGAAGAACTGTGCCCAACTGCTATTGTATCTCCTGTACGGCTAAATGCTACACTTGTTCCATTTCCCGCAGGAACGGTTGCTGGATTAGAGTATTTTGTTCCAAATCCTGTTCCTGAAGTCCAAGGATAAGCAGTTATAGCAGGTGAAGAAGTATGAGCAACTGCAATGTCTAGTCCTGAACTACTAAACTTTACTTGTTGAGCACTGTTAGTAGGTGTTGTTCCTGGGTTAGAATACTTAGTTCCAAAACCATTTGACCAAGAATAAACAGTAATATAAGGACCAGTTGACACATTACTAAGTGCAATATCATTTCCTGAAGGACTAAAACTCACTGATGTTGTTGTATTGGATGGTAGCGTTGCTGGATTAGAATATCTTGTTCCAAATCCCGTTGAATTATTCCAGGCAAAAGCCTGAACATAAGGACTATTAACATCAACAGAAACTATAGCATCTTCTGAAGGAGACCAAGTTATATGATTTGAAATAAACTCAGGAAGTACTGGATCTGTATATTTTGTACCAAAGCCAGTAGACGACCAAGCATAGACAGATGATCCTATAGCAAGAACTTTACCTGATGGAGAAAACTGAGTTCCTACATCTCCTGTGCTTGGCATAACTGCTGGATCTGCATACTTTGTTCTAAAATTTGAACCAGTTGGAGGCCATGGATAAACTGCTATTCCAGTATCTGCCACATAAGATAAGGCAGAGTTTGATGGATTAATTGAAACACCAAATGTTTGAACTGATCCTGGACGATTTCCTGATGCTGCAATGTAACGAGTTCCAAAGCCTGCAGATGTAAAATCATAAGCACTTGCTTGAGGATTACCTGCAACAGCAATATATTGCCTTCTAGTCTCAGTAATGCCTAATGCCATTGCAGAAAAAGTCATGATTAGGTTAAACCTGGTCCTGAGATTACATATTCGTTTGTTCCAACACATAGAACTGTTGCTAATCCACGCTGTGGGATTATTCTATTACCAGTTCCTGATGTCCCCGCAAATCTTAGAGTAACTCCTGACTCAGTAACCGTCTGTGTTACACCAGAATTGTTGTATATAACAAAATTTTGTCCTGCAGTCATAGCAGTTGCAGCATTAATTGTTACTCCACCAGTTGTAATATCAATAAACTTTCCATTATCACTAGCGACTACTGTATATGCAGATGATTGTGCATTTTCAGGAAGCGTTGCTGGTCCCGTTGCTCCTGTGGCACCAGTTACTCCTGCAGGTCCTGTTGCTCCTGATGGGCCTGTGGCTCCTGTAACTCCTTGAGGACCAGTTGCACCTGTTGTGCCTACGCCAGTTGGTCCTGTTGCACCAACTTCTCCCTGAATTCCTTGAGGCCCTGTGGCACCAGTTGTGCCAACTCCTGTAGGACCCGTAACACCTGTAACTCCAGTGACTCCTGTAGCACCTACTGGACCTGTAGCACCTGTGGTGCCTGCACCTGTAGGTCCTTCTGGACCAGTTGCACCAGTAACGCCTGTTGGTCCTGCGGGACCTGTGGCTCCTGTTGTGCCTGCACCTGCTGGACCACTTGGTCCTGTAGCACCAGTTGTACCAATTCCCGTAGGTCCTGTTGGACCTGTAACTCCTGTTGCACCTGCTGGTCCTGTGGCTCCTGTTGAGCCTACACCAGTAGCACCTGTTACTCCTGTTGGTCCTGTTGGACCAGTTGCACCTGTCGCTCCTGTGGTGCCAATGCCTGCAGGTCCTGTTGCACCTGTGGCTCCTGTAGCACCTGTTGGACCACCTGCAGGGCCAGAAGCACCTGGAGGCCCTTGCGGACCAGGTGAAGAAACTATAACGGAATTTGGATCTGAATCATCAACAATATTATTAGGCATCTTGTGTCACCTGAGCATTTACAGTAATTTGACCTTGAATAACTCTTTCAATAACTCCTGAATTAATAAGTTCTAAATCATAAAGATAGAATCCAGAACCAAGAGCACCTGTCTGTTCATCTGTCATAGTAATCAAGATGTTACCTGTCAATGGTGTAATTGTAAGACCACCATTGCTTGTTGTTAAAGTTAATTCAGCAACAGATGAGAACTTACGACGCAATTGCATACGACCAGTTTGTCCTGTTAGATTTATAGGAGTCCCGTTTGGATTCTGATAAACAAGATTTAAAGTAAGAACTGCCCCTTGATCTAAAGTAAAATTGTATATGCCTGCAGTCATTTTATTCCTTTTCCGTTGCCCAAATTAAAAAGCCACCCAGTGCTATGAAACTAATTGGTGGAAAGATTAAGAATAGTCCGTATGAAGCAAGGGCTACGCCTATTACCTCAGTCGTTAATGACCAATCTATTTTTGGCTTCTTTAGTTTCATGTTTCTCCTTATAGTGAAAAGAACCTGGCTACAGGCTTTGTTGGTACTGGCACTGTTGCTCTGTCATAACTAAATATGGCAGCAACACATGCGTCAATCTTTTTCTTGCTATTTGCCTTTTGAATCATGAGGCCTCTTGACGATGTTTTAGTCATAGAGTTAGCAACATGTCTGTTTAATGCTTCATGTCCTGAGTGAGTAAATGAATTATTCATAACTGCCTCATAGAATTTAGCAGTGGCTGGAACCATACGCTCTGCAGAGTTTGGATAAGAGACCACTGGCATTCCTTCTTCATCAAATAGCATAAATGTTCTTGAATATCTTGCAGGATCAAAGACTACCTCACGAATGCTGTAGTCTGGATTTCTGTATGCCTCTATTATACACGATTCTACCTCAGCAACTGGAATAAACCAATTCTGATCAGCATCATCTGGTCTTTCCCAAATTGCTAAAACATCTAAGTGAGGCTTTTCACCACCCAGATACCAGGCTACTATAGCAGTTGAGTCACCATTAAAGGATCCGTCAAAGCCTAAGATAACATCTTCGCCAGGAATTTGCTCTCTGTTTTTAAGAGTTAGATTGTCCCAAGCGTCAGTAGGAATCCAAGTTTGTGCAGAGTCAGTCCATAGATTAAGTCTTTTAGTTTTAAATTCTGCCTCTGGTGTCAATAGGGATGCTGACTTCATATCTTCCGCAGATAAAATGTCGCCGTAAGAAGGATTTGCCTGCTTCCAGTTATCTTCATCCTTGTAGTTAAGTTTTTCATCACCCTGATACCAGGCAAAAAAGAAAGAAGGGTCTTCAACTTCGCCTTTAGAGAGTTGAACTCCTCTTTGGTACATCTGATAACACAGCGATTCTTTTCCAGAAGAGTCGTATTTCGTTCCAGCAGTGGTTATCGCCACAAGCATTGGCTCTAAACGAGCACCCATAGACAGAGACATTGTGTCGTAAAGTTCTCTATTTGGCTGTGAGTGTAACTCGTCAAAGGCCACAAATGTGGAGTTTAAACCTTCTTTTGTGAACGCCTCTGAAGATAAAGCCCTATAAACTGTACCAGTACCAGGATTATAAATAACATCTCTGTATGTTTGTAGTACTTCTGCCAGTTCTGGTTCAAGTTCAACCATTCTCTTTACCGTTTTAAAAATAATCTTAGCCTGCTCTTTATCTGCAGCACAAGAATAAATCTGACCACCATTTACGCCAAGCAATAACTGCTCAAGCACAAGTGTGGAAAGAAGTGCAGACTTACCTGCCTTGCGAGGAATCCCAATCAAAGCACGGCGATGTTTTAGAAGGCCAGTCTCATCTTCTGCATATAGATTGATCAGAAGTTCTTTCTGCCAGGGGCGTAGGACTAGTTTCTGCCCAACATTACCTGCAATTGAGTCCTCTGTAATACGACAAAGCGTCTCAGCAAAGTCAATAACATCATATCCACGACTGTTAGCCTTCTCTAAATCTGATACTGGAGACAGAAATGTAGGAGGCCAATGTTCTATATTGGTCTTCATATCTATCCCTTGAATGCTAACGAGAGCCTGTCCTTATCAAAATCTATTTCTATGATCTCTACAACTATGTCATGGCCAATGGTAAATTGCTCAGGAGTCCATGTGCCCATCTTAGATTTGTGTACTAAACCAGAAAGAAGACCAAGTGAGACGAAGACACCAAAGTTATTAATACCTGAAACTCTACCTGTATATGCCTGGCCAATTTGTAGTTGGCTAAACTGCATCATCTTGTCTTCTTTTTGTTCTTGCTCAATGATGGCCTTTCGTGAGATAACTACATTGCCCTTTTCTCTATCAAACTGAATTACCTTGGCCTCAATTGTTTGGCCAACATAGCGAGAGAAGTCTTCTGACTTATCAATGAAAGATTGTGATGAAGGCAAGAAGGCTCTAATGCCAATGTCTACAATCATTCCACCCTTAACCAACTTAGTGATCTCACCATAGACTACATTATTGTCAGAATGGAAGATAGCCTCTACCTGATTCCAGATAGCCTCTACTTCTGCTTCCTTCATAGAAAGAATGTACTGACCTTCTGAGTCAATACTTATAACACTGGCATCAATGACTTGACCAATTGAGACAACCTCATGGATATCAATAGTGCGTCTTGCAGATACTTCCTTCTTTGGGATAAAGGCTTCAGTCTTACAGCCAATATCAAGAAGGACTCCTTCACGATCTATCTGTACTACTGTGCCCTTGACTGCATCTCCAACATTATATGTTTTCATGGATTCGTCAATTGCCTTTAGGAAGTCTTCTAAAGACCCTATGTCGTTAATTGCTACTTGATTCATTTTTTGCCCCTTGTGTTATGTCTTCTGCAAATACTATTCTAGCACGATTCTCACGCTTCTCCAGTAATTTATCAATTGAAGTTGCTGCTCGTACTTCTGCTACACCTAAGCGAGATCTTGAAACTGGATCAAAACCCAGTGAGGTCAGAGCATCTGTGTATGCCTTGTTAATAGCCACATAAGCCTTAGCATCTGCAGGCTCTGTGGAAATCATATAACGGTCTCTTGCTGCTTCATTAGCATCAGCCAAATGTGATGCATTTTTGACTGACTCAATATCACTAACAGGACTAAGCCAAGTAATGGCTACACCCCATGCACGATTCCATAAATCTAATCCAGACTCTTTGAGATTTTCTGGTGGTGCTGGTATTTCTCTTGCCATAGGCAAATGCGTAATCACATTTAGATCAGGCAAAGGGTGATTTCCAGGATTTCCCAGTAATCGTTTTAGTTCATTTGGCTTTGGAGGTCGTCCTGCCGTTGGTTGAGCCATTAGTTTATTTTTCCTTTTCTACTAATTCCTTTTTCAAACATGGTTGACACTTTTGGGCCAAATGTCCAAATCTGAGAATATTGCTATATTATACAGAAAGG